TTACGGTGCGTGGCGGGAACATTTTGGATGCCGACAACAGGTTCCAAAAAGTCGTGCGAATTGCCATACGGTTGCTGCGACAAATTGTCACTATGCTGTTAAAAAAGCATGAGCATGTCCATCTTATTATGGCAGAAGGTAACCATGATCCCGCCGGTTCGATTTGGCTGCGAGAAATGAGTTACGCCATGTACCAAGATGAGCCCAGAATTACCGTGGATCGATCACCGACCCCGTACTACTGTTTTGAGTGGTCTGACACAAGTTTGTTTTTCCATCACGGACATAAAAAAAGACCAAATAATATCGATGATGTTTTTGCTGGGAAATACCGTGAGGTGTTCGGTCGGACTAAATTCTCATACGCTCACATGGGCCATATGCACCACGACAAGGCACTTGAAACAAACCTGATGACGGTCGAGCAGCACCGAACATTGGCAGCGGCAGATGCCTATGCGGATTCGTTGGGATTTACAAGCGGGCGTTCGGCGCCGGTTATTACCTACCACAAAAAGTATGGAGAAGTAGGGCGCCTGGTGATTAGCCCGGAGATGGTTTTATGAGCGCCCTGAAAACCCAAATCGGCGGCAAACATTATCTCGGGAAAATTCAACCCGCAGAGTACGCCCACGCAAATGAATTTAATTATTGCCAGAGCATTGTGCTCCGGTATTTGACACGTTACAGGCACAAGGGCAATAAGAAAAAATGCCTACTCAAGTTACGACACGCGGTAGACCTTTTACTCGAATTGGAGGGTTGTGGAAATGACTTTTATGGAGACACAATACCAGAACAGGATTAATGAGCTCGAGGCAGAGATTGCAGAGGCCCAGAGTGAATTGACACTGAAGGATAATGAGCTACTTGAAATCCAGAGCGAGCTAACCGCCGCCAAGGCCCAGATCAATCAATTGATAAGCGACCGGACGTATATGCATGAGGTAGCATAATTAGCGGAAATCGTGCTATGTTTTTCATCTTGTACCCAAAATTGTACCCAACTTTGAAAAACTTAGGTAATTTGGGAAATTGAAACGTAAGTATCAACGGGAAAAGCGAAGTAAAACAGTGGGTTAGATGGCTCCCCGGGTCGGACTCGAACCAACGACCCGATGATTAACAGTTATCCGTTCTACATCTTTTCGCATTTTTGAATTTGTATATAAAACAGCAATTTACCATGAATATCTTAGTTAGAACAACGACTTAAGATATTTTTTTGCTTGTTAGCGAACGAGTGTGGACGGGTGGAGACAAGTGGGCTAGACGGTTTGACTTGTACCCAAAATTGTACCCAACTTTTTACTTAAATTTCCCCCTTTGATACTATACGTCTTACGCATAGAACCGAAGGACAGAAAAATGGCAACCCTAAAAACACACTCTCAATTGGTAGCAGCATCAGCAGCTAAGAGCCATGCAGTAGCGGATAAACTGAGTTTCGTGGTCAAAAGTAAATCAACCAAATACTGGTTTTTTCGGTATACGTTAAACGGGAAAACAAAAAAAATAAAACTGGGTAAATTTCCCGAAGTCTCAATGCGAGAAGCAAAAGACATGGCATTTGAATTGCGCCGTGCCTTGGAGCAGGGGATAGACCCGAAAGCGCAAAGAGAAACGGAGCAGCGCGAATCTGAACTCGCGGCAATAAAAAAAGCCGAACAAGAGAAAAAAAATATTACCTTTAAAAAGGCCTTTGCAATCTATTTGTTTCACCGCTCGAAAGCCTGGAAAAAAGACCCGCTCGAGGGTACCAAGCTGTTTAAAGCGCAAACCAAAGGGCGTTTCGTAAAGCACGTTTTCCCAATTCTTGGTGATAGGAAAATTAACGACATTACGACCCAGGATCTGCTTGGGCTGTACCACAGAGTTTACAAGAAGACGCCACGCACTGGCGAGCTGCTCGGGCCGGAGATTGAGAAGGTTTTTGATGGCGCCCGTAATAAAGGATATTTTCCGAGTGATAAAAGGAATCCTGCCAGGTGGAAAAATGGATTAGCGCTCGAGTTCCATAAAGCGAGCTTTTACAAAAAGTCAAAATGCTACCGGGGGCTGCACCACAATGCGGCTGCCGAGGTGTTTGCGCGACTGTCAGAGCCGTTACCATCGGCCTATGCGACAGCCACTGGAAATCACGCCTGGTACTCTGGCGCGAAAGCGCGGGTGCGGCTTGCAATCCAATGGACATTGCTCACAGTCGCTCGGGGCGGCGAAACGAGGCTGGCGCGATGGAGAGATATTCAGGTCGAGGAGGATTCACAATTGCCGATCTGGGTTAAGCCGGTGGACAACATCAAGACCGGGAGATTCAAATCTTATGATGGGCATGCGGTACCCCTGACAAAAGAAATGCTAAAGATCCTTGACCAGATCCCCAGGGGGAAGCCTGATGAGTTTATTTTTCATGGGCGCGGTTCAGGGAGTAACCCAATGGGCAAAGAAACAATGACAGCAGCTATTAAAAGGGATTTTGCAGAGTTTAATTTTACAACGCATGGGATGCGGTCTGCTTTTCGCACCTGGGCGCACGAGATTCTAAAGTTAAGTTTGCGACACCACGACGTTATCAAAATGTGCCAGTCGCATTCGACGGGTGATGACCTTGAAATGCGCTACATGCGCGGGGATCTTTTAATCCATCGGCACAAAGTCATGCAAGAGTGGGAGCGATGGGTGGTACCTGCCAATCCGGCAAAAGTTATCGAGCCGCCCGAATTTTCGCGTGAATCCAGTTGTCGATCTCAGTCTCGCGCCAACCAACACACTGCTTAGTTAACTGGACGTTCTTGGGAAATTCCCTATTTGCCATCATCCGGTAAATTTGTGACCGAGAAAGTCCGGTTCTTTTTTTCACAGTGCCAATTCTTAAAAGCGACTCGGTCATTGCACGGCCCGAAAAAAGAGGTGGACGAAAATTGACAGTGTCACAAAATATCCGATGACCAAAGCCAGCGCGGTGATCAACAGGTTTTTCATAGAACTTTTGGCCCGCGCCAGGCGTTGTAATTCTTATTTAGTGCTTTTCTAAGTACATTCTTGTAATTAGATTTTCCAGATCGGCACAGGTTCCATGCGGTTAAGTACGCAAAAAGGGTAACGTCGCTTAAGTTCTTGTTAGCGCCTGGCGGTAACTTGCCTTCTGCATTTGTATTATTTTCTCGCCATTTCGCGATGTATTCAATTGCTGTATCCCAGACCGTTCCGAGGGGCGGCTGGTCATTCAGTTTTTGAGTGACCGACTCAAGTTGTTTCCTGGTGGCCACACAGACTTTGCCACGCATTGCTCTTTGATTTAAACGGCTGCTCAGCAGTTTGTAGTCAGCCTTGAGGAAAAGATAATTGAGAATTTGTTTACACAGCTCCTTGTCTTGAGGATCCCAAACAACCTTGAGGTATAACATCAGCGACACTGGGCCAAGCGCGGCTCTTTGAATTTTTAGGAAGGCTTTCGCGTGTGAACCGTACACATCAGGAAGATCCGGGTAATGCTTCACTGCCCAGTCGAATAGGGTTCCCGTTCCGATGTGATGTTTATGTGTAATGCTTTGGTTTGGAAATCCCGTGCAGTGTTGCTTGTAAAGCATTTTCACGGTGTTGCTCAAATAATTTGCGCCGTCCTCCCAGCCATTGCCATTGATGTGAAATGCGTCACTCAAGGTGCGCTGCCGCCCTTGGTCATACACTTTGAATGACTCAAGCGGCACATTTCGCACGACAATAAATTTTGGCATTACCTTGCTTTCGAGTGCAGCGGCCAGCCGGTGCTGCCCATCGACAATGACCTCTTTTCCGTTGGAAGTGCCTAGCCCGATAGTTTGCGAGGTATCCAGCCAACCATTGCCGACCATGTCATTTTTATATCGCTGGATATCATTGGCATTTAACTTTCTTTGCCGGAAATATTTAGCGGTGTTTGACATCAAGCTATTTATTTCGCTGCTGGAAAATTGCTGCACAGATATATTTAAACTCATTAGTATTTCATCCTTTTGTAAACTTCGCGGGTTATTCGGACATCGTCCAGGTTGTAGGCGGCCAGCTCTTTCCACATGCCGTTTTGGCACAGATCAAAAACCCCAGACCCGTCCATACTTTTTGATTGAATGCCAAAGGCCTTGGCAAGGGTGTCGAGTTTTACCGTTCCCCGGTAACCGGCCCATTCACGCATGGTGTCAAACACCCGGCCAGAGCCGTGCCGCGCATTCATCGGCACAGCAACAGATGGTTGGACCTTTTTCAATATGCATCGCTGCGCTATAAATCGCAGGTCAAAATCAATCACGTTATGACCCACGAATGTATAGCCCCAGTCACCGGTATTTTTCTTCTCTAGCTGATGATCAAAGATATCCTGGAAAAAGTCCCAAAGAATATTTCTGTCATCGCCGGATGCGTAGGCGTCTGAATCCTGGCACGACACCTCGATGTCATCATCATCGAACGCCCAGGCAAGCGACACTATTTGTCCGGCCAGGGCGTTTAGGGATCCCTTCCTGTAATCCTGCTCAAATTGCGCCTCTGCGTTCTCCTCGAGCCATTTCTCGATACTTTCTATCTTCTTGTACCTGGCAGGTGCCTTAACCGCTGCGATGCCGTCAAGGCGCTCCTGGTCGGTCAGGGGCAGGGGAGCAGTCTCGATGTCAATATAAATATTTGTCATCAGATCAGAACGGGATATCGTCATCGAAATCGTCAGCATCTTTTTCAGGAGCTGGCGCTTTTTGCACAGGCTCGGGCTCTACCTTGTCGAGCTGCTCGGCGCTGACAGGTGTATCTAATTTATGGCCGATTACACACAGCTCCCGTATAAATTTCGGCAGTCTTTCGAGAACCTGCGGCGCCTCGGCAGAGCTCGGGTCATACAGGGTAAGTTGTGTTTCCCGCTCAGGTATCTTGTCACCCTTTTTGGGGTTTAACGCAGTGACCACTTTTGCATAAGGGTTGCCCGTTTTTTTACTCTTTTCAATTGTCGTTACCAGGGTGCAGGGCTTATCAAGAAGGACTCTAATATCAAATTTCTTTTTTTCTTCTTCGCTGAATGGTCGGCCTCTCCATTCACGCAACAATTTTCCCAGGTTGGACTTTTCGTTCAAGGTCGCGGTGAACCGGCGGGTCACGAGCCCTGGCCCTTCTTTTTCTTCACCCTCGGACGTTGTCCAGGAGACTCGAAATCCCGGTACCTCCCATCCCATCCAGATTTCTTCACGGTACCTGACAGTGCCTTCCCAGGTACTTTCCTGGAGGCCAAGATCAATTAATGTTACGACTCGTGCTGTGTGAGATCCTGCCGGGACCGGCTCAAAAGGCTCACGGGATCCGCCACCATTTTCACTTAAAATCAACGCCATATTCCTCTCCAATTAGGAAGGAGAGGGTATACGTTGAACGGATACTAATCAAATTTTTTTATTTTAAACGCCGCTTCCATTCATTTTTGGCATTGTAAGAACTTGCAGCGGTTGCGGCTGAATAGAATTTCCATGAATGTTTACGGCTCCGTTTTTCCGCGACCAATCTGGCGACACACCCAGAACTTCCTCAATCGCCAGCCCAAGCTCAACTGCTTTGGCGGCTGAGATTTCATTTTGCCGCTGCGCGGTGATCAAATTCGCCGCTGTGGCTGTCTTCTCGTAGCAATAATGGCAAAGCCCTTTTAGGGCGTTGGTCGTTTTATATTTTTTTATTCGACCATCGTTACAACCTACCAACTCAATGTAGTCTTCTTCGACAAATTTGTGAAAGCATTCATCAACGAAAGCCCGGCTGTAACTTGTTACGCCATCCCACCTCAAATTTAAGTCACGCAGAGCGTCACAAACGGAAAAGTCGGGCACAGGTGTCACAAACGCTTTCGGATTGCCTTTTTTTACCAGGTCATTTTGCAATTCTTTTACGGCGTACCAGTGGACATAGCCGACCACCATTAGGCATTTCATGGAAAACCGATCTCCGAAGACTGGTATCCAAAGTTCCATGCACGTTTGCAAAAAAATTCGAGTCAAATGTGGCATGTACGCTATATTCCAGATTTCATTCATTTCCGGAGGTTGTTTTAGAGTTTTATACACTATGCACCTATATTTTTATTTTTGAACGACCAACTTATAAGGGTTTCAAGCGGTCGCATTCTACAATGTAAAACAATATACCCCTTATCGTTGTATATCTTTGAACGAGATTGCCATTTTTGATAGTTTTCTACCCCTTTTACGAATACGCAGCGGGACTGCGAAATCAAATCCAGATGAGAAATAAAACCATAAAATCTTATCGGTCCGACCACGTTTTTTACGCCCTCAACTGCGCGACCTGCAAATTTAATCCGCATCGCGGCCCGCTTGAAATTCAAGAAATTCCAGCACTCGTTCCTTGCCTTCTTCCGACAAACCCTCGAACTTCCTCATCAATTGGTCAATGTCAGGCTGCTCCTGGCGAGCCGGCCCCGTGCCATCCATAATATAGGCCACACAAAAGCCAGTTCTGGCACAAATACTTTTCACATGCTCCAGGGCAATATCGTTGGTGCCGACGCGCCATCGACTGACACTTGACTGCCTAACCCCACAAATATCCTGTAAAAATTTTGACCGCTCTGATTCGGAAAGATCGGCGGTGGCCTCCCGAATCCGTTCCCAGATCGGGGTTACATCTTCAGATAATTTCGGCACTTAGAAATATTTCCTGTTTGAAAGATAGGGACAATATACGCCGCACGCATATAAGTAAAGTATAACTATATTTTCAAAGGTATTCGTATAGCGGGTTGACAAGAGGTATTCTTTGCGCGGATACTTGCCAGTCATGGTGAAAAATCTCAACAACTTTTTGCAACATTCGTATTTGACTCAGGAGGAATTTGCAAAGTTGTGTGGCGTCCAACAACCAACCGTGAGCCGCTGGCTAAACGGCAAGATAAGAATCGCTGCCGACCGTTGCGCAAGGGTTTCAAAGGTCACTGGTATACCGGTGAATGAGCTACGTCCGGACGTTCAATGGATTACGGATACTGCGTGGGTAGTTTCCTCTGTTCCCCCGAATTGCGAGGAAACGGCTGCTTAACCCGTGGCCTACCTCTGTGGGCTGCGGGTTTTTTTCACCAAGGTGTAAGGGCGGAAGTGAACGGACACCTATAAAAAGATCGTTCAGCAGCTAACCGGGACTCAGCGGTTTGCAGACCTCACCAAACCTGGCTTAGCGCTGGGGGAGGGGGGCAGCATCCCAAGGATCTTGCGGAATGCAGAAATGATATGCACTAAATGCAAAAAACAGGTGGCACTAGATGAGGGGCTTTTTAAAGAAGTCGGGTTTGTAAGAGGCACTGAGTGGATTGATCAACGCGGCCAGCGCAGGGGAATGCCGCAACAAAAGTTCACCTGCAAGAGTTGTGTAATGGAATTGGAACGAGAGGCAGTAACGAATGAAACAGATTGGTGACCAGGAAAAATATCCGAAAGGTTTTTTTAGATGGCTGGAAAGCAACCGGCATATCTTCAGGGAATTTGAAAGAGCTGGCTTGAGAATGGCAATGCGCCGTTCAAAATATTCAGCTCGGACGATAATCGAGACAATTCGCTGGGAAACAGATTTATCAGATAGCAGCCGGTTCAAGATTAATGACCGGTTTACGCCAGGACTGGCCCGGCTTTGGATGCATTTCCACGGCGAACATTATCCAGGGTTTTTCCAATTGCGTGAGCATTGAAAAGCGATGCCAGGAGGAAGGCTGCCGAAAGATGTTCGATATTTTTGTGGTCAATCCTTATCGAATAGGGCGGTTCGGAAAGTTTTGGTTGTGCCCGAAATGCAAGGGGCCGGTGCATGACAGGTATCGAAACCTTGCTCCAGGACTTAAGAACGGAAAGTAATGGCATCGGCCTGGTAACCGGCGCAAAGGCAGTGGCCGATGATCGACTGAAGATCCAGTACGCATTGCTGTTTGTTGCTGCGCCTCCTGGCACGGTCGCGGAGAGGGATGCCTGGGTCAAGCGGCAGGATGATTACATAAAAGCAGTTGATGAAAAACAAAATGCATATGCGGATTTCACAACTAAGAGCGCCACAATCAATCGCTTAAAGATTGAGATTGAAGTCTGGCGTAGTGACAGCGCGAATAATCGCGCAATGGACAGGTTGCACAGATGACGACGGAATCGGAAAAAATCGAAACAATTCTTGAGAAGATGGTGGAGGCAACCAATTCGTTATGCACGGCATACGACAGCGTCAGGGAGGAGCTCGACAAGGTTGCGGCTGAGGAAAAAAAGAACTCAGAATTTCGCATTCAGTGCCTGGCACTTGCCGAACAAGCAGTTACTGAATATGACGAAATGGACGTTGTGTTTGAGCCGGACCCGGATGTTTTCCGCGACAAGTCCAAGGACAATTAATGCGTAGGAAACAAAAACGCAGCGACGAGTTTATAACCATTCCGACCTGGATGAATACCGGGTTATCGGGGATTAAAAAACCGGATCTTACTAGCCCCCGAAGCACGGTGGTGGAGTTTAAACGTGGGCACACCCAGCGTAAAACTAAGAAGTAGCGACAAGGACGCCGACCGCCGTGCCTCTATTCGCCAGCAATTGCCGAGGCGCCCGGCTAACGGCTATGGCAGTTCTCAGTATCGGCACATAGAGGAGCTGCTGGAGATCTGTGACAAACAAGAGCGACAGATCCTGCAACTCAAACGCAACCAGTGTCGGTGTGATTGAGCTGTCCTGGCCGCCGACTATAAACACTTACTACACGATTGCCAGGGGCCGCAAGATACTGAGCAAGCGGGGCCGGAAATATAAGAAACTCGCGGCGCAGGAGCTGCTGGCGCAACAGCCCGAAACTTTCAAGGGTAACGTCAGGGTGCATATCGATGCGTACCCGCCCGACCGAAGAAAAAAACGCGACATTGACAATATTCAAAAGGTGCTGCTGGACGTTCTTGATGAGCATGGCGTCTATGCCGATGACAGCCAGGTATTTGCACTGAGCATTGAGCGCAAGGAGCCCCGCCCGCCAGGTCATGTTTGTATCTACGTTTCGGATTTTCAATGTGGATAATTCCGAACAACTACCCACTGTACTCAGTTTATGTTCAGGATATGGGGGTATCGAAAGAGGACTTGAGCTTGCCGGGTTTGAACATCGAACAATCGCTTATGTGGAGATCGAAGCCTTCGCCATTGCCAACCTGGTTGCGAAGATGGAAACGGGGGGGGCAGTTGGCTCCCGCACCTGTTTGGACGGACCTTAAAACCCTGCCGGTGGAAATCTTTCGAGACAGAGTTTCGCTTATCACTGGGGGATATCCCTGCCAGCCATTTTCTTCTGCCGGAAACCGAGCAGGAAAAGATGATCCCAGGCACCTCTGGCCTTACATCAGGGACATCATTCAAGCAGTCAGACCTGTTCGAGTCTTCTTTGAAAACGTCGAAGGGCATATCTCGCTTGGACTGTCCAGCGTTCTCAGCGATCTGGAAGAAGATGGTTTTAGAACAGCGTGGGGCATATTCAGCGCGGCTGAAGTCGGCGCACCTCACCAGAGAAAAAGAGTCTACATCTTGGCCGACTCCGAGAGCCAGCGAGTACAAGGATTGTGGGCCAGTAGGGAGCAAGAGCCATACGCACATGGACAAGAGAAGCTATCTATGCGCAAAAGTGAAGGAAGTCGAGAAGCCCAGTGGCCTGCTGAACCCGACGTGGGCCGAGTGGTTGATGGGTGTGCCGACAGGGTGGACCGAATTAGGCTCCTGGGGAACGGAGTAGTCCCCCAAACGGCAGCGAAAGCATGGCGGGTGCTGAGCGCAAGGCTGGCCGGTTAAACATGCCGTCCGGCTTTGATGATGAGATTCACAACCTGCTCACAGAGTGGGGCAACTGGGCAAGAACCGACTCGCTTTTAAACAAGCCAAAGCATGCCCTGTATCGAATGATGTCCAGGATTATTGATGATGAGCGCCCGCCTAGCGTCGATGACATGAACGATAAGACCCTGGTAATCGAGCGGGCAGTGGCCCGTTTAAAAACCGAAAAGGATAAGCGGCTGCTAACCCTGATCAAAAGATATTACCTGTCACGCTGGGACTACATCCAACTAAGCGCCAGGTTTAAATTGTCCGAGCAACGAATCAAGGAGATGCATGCCAGGGCGCTGCGCCTGGTGCGGGTAAATATAATCTTAGTGAATGAAAATTTCTGATTGACTTTATTTGCAGCTATGAAAAAATCAATCCGTACTCTGGGGCTCAAGCGCCCTATAATTCTTTGAGCTGACCGCCTTTCCGGCGGTTTTTTTATGGGCGTAAATTTTGTGGAGATCTGGGTAATTGCGGCAATCGTTATGGCAATAGCAGCGTCAATCACAATTTTTAATGTCGATGGAGCCGAGCCAGGCGGGAGCGACAGTTTCAGTGTGCTCACCGGGGCAGGGGCCTCGGCTTTAGCGGGCACCGTCAGCGCCGCGCAAAGCTCAAATCCGGTCGAGGCAACCATTACCGGGGGCAGTTCCTCGGCAACTGCCGGATCCGTAATCGGCGGCGCAATAAGTGAGTACCCGATATCAAATAGGCACGGCGGCGTAGTGTCCGGGTTGATCAGGCGGCTGTGGCAGCTCGACCCCACCAAAGAGAAAAAGGCGGTGTTTAACGAGCAGGGTTATAACCCGCTTTATTTGTGGGCCAGGGTCACCAACCATGTTGTTGGCCAAGCGATGGGCATGTTTACGCAAGGCCAGCGCCCGGACCAGATTGAAAAATGGAATGAGCTTTACGCGGATAATCCGTTGTTGTCTGTTTCGCTACATATGCATCCTTTTTTAAATGGCAACAGAGCGTACCGGACCAAGCGCGACAAGTGGGATATGTATTTATATGATTATCTCCAGACCCAGCCAAGGGAAGACGTACTGGCGCAAAAGGATGCGACCAACGCCGATGAATTAAACGCAGTGACCACTCCGGTTAGCGGCTGGGCACAGACGCAGCTCACCATCAATCCGACTGACACGACCTTGCAGGACTGGTGGGCTGACAGTTACTGCGATTTGATTACAGGATCGAATGAATCAACCCTGCCGAATGTCGGTGGTGACGCTAGTCACTACATGAGTGTATTTAACGATTCGACCAGTATCGGGGAAAACACGCCAAACAAGCTGGTTTACCATGCCTTGCAAAACGGCACGGTGGCCTCAGTGACCGCTCACCCAAGTTTGCCGACCCATATAAAGACTGTGACCCTGGATGCGGCGCCGGATGGCAATGTGGAGGATCACCCCATCTGGTTTTTTACCGGAGACAATGTGTGGGTCGTGTACCGGATCCAGTACAGCTCCGGCAAGGTAATGACCCTGCGCAATCTTCCGAGACAGGCGAATGACACGCAGACGGCTGTGCCGGCTGCTGGCTGGAAATATTGCATTAACGATTTGAATATAACGAGCAACTCACTCGACTGGGGAAAAAACGGCACCCCTTTAGCCAGGACAGCGGGCGCGGCCACCTGGTTCCCTGGGATGAAAGCGGTGTGGGATAAGCTCGATGTGCTTGTGGAGGAACATAGCGCCGGCGAGCATAAGACCGCTCGTGGCTGGAACGGGATCTCCAGGAGTTTTACGTTAAAAGAGAGGACCGGTTTTAAGGTGCCCCACGACATGCAGCAAGAGCTGGATATTGGCTTGGACGAGAACGCCTCGGGCACGGACGCGGGGTTTAAACGCGACACTGGTGACACGCACCAATACAGCATCAAGAATTACGACGCCAATAAGCATATGCGCAGTCTCTATTTTGCGCAGACTTTTATCCGTAACGAAACCGTTTTTACCAGAAGACATGGGTACGGCGCGTTTTGGGAATTTATTGTGTATCCGCTCGGGGAGGCGGGCTATGACACGCTGGGCACTGAAGATTCGCATGCGATGCGTTACATGCTCGCGGCGATGCTTTTGGTTGATAAGGTAAATTTTTCCGCAAACGTGAAGTCAGGCTACACGACGCCATACATGATTGGTGAAAACTTTATCGATCTTGACAGAAGCGCGACCGGGTATATTACCCCCGGATCTGAGCTTGGCACCTATGCCCAGGACTCGGGCGAGCTTGGGGACGATGACTTGCCACTGCATGGCTTTACGTTTCGCGCCAAGGACGCGGGCGAAAAGATTTTTATCTATCGGGTTAAGGACTGGATTGTTGCCCTGAATATGTGCGACACGCCCGATGGCTATGGTGACTGGTACCGTAGCCCTGGCGGCAGTAACCCGTTCCCGGTCAGGCCTGAGGATCAGATTACCCCGGCTGACTGGGCAGCGGTTAACCTGCTGCAAAGCGGTGAGCGGCTCAGGCGTTTTGATGAGCGAGATTATATTAATTACACCGCGACCAGTTTTTTGCGGGCCCAGGCGCCGACAGTGTGGACGGATTCGTATCATTACGGCCCGCTTCAGGAAACACCATTTGACACAACCTGCGGCTACACCCTGGAGAATGCAGGATTCTGCGGGCACGACACCGACTGGAACAATGGTGAGGAGATTGATGTCACCAGTGACACGATTCACCTGCCGCCGTACACGGCGTTATTTATGGAAGTGTTCTGATGGCGGTGACCCGGACCCAGGCATGGGAAGGTGCCCACGGCGCCGAGCCCACTGGGATAACAATTAACCTGGGCAGTGGCACTTCCCGGTTTCTGGTGATGGTCCTGGTGCGCGAGAGAGGCACAAATTTTACCCCGTCAACCTGGACCTATGGTGGCCAGGCTTATTCATACGGTGGCGAATCATATCTGGACAGTACGCCAGACCTGATAATTAAATACGCCATATGGGATGAGTACCAGATCAATGAGGCTGACGACCATGAGATGCTGTACGCAGATGATATTTCTACCGGTGGCAAGCTGGGCTACTACTACGCGACCTATGCCAACTGCCGCCAGGTGGAGCCTACCATTGATACCGACTCAACCGCGTCCGGCACCTATGTTGACCTGAATACGTCAACGGCTGACGCAAGGTCAGCGATTATCGGCGTCGCAATCGACGTATCAGCCAACCGGGAGCCGTTTAATGTCGATGGTTTGACTGAGCGGATTGACTATGGCGGTAACCCAGGCGATGAGCAGATGTCCTACACAGTGGCCGACGGCCTGGGCGTTGTGGACGGGACAACCAGGATTGCAAACGATGGCATTGCGAGCCAGATGGTGGGACTGGGAATTGTCCTGGAGGGATTTGAATTGAACGCTGATAGAACCGCACCCAAAGGGGTCGGGAGAGGCATTAACCGAGGGATAACCTAATGGAGCTTTTGAGAAAGTATAACCAGGCAACTACTGTAATTTTTCCGTTACTGGATTACGGCAACACTGACAATTTTGTAGCCAGCCTGACGCTGGCCACCGGGGACGTTCAAATCTCAAAAGATTTCGGGTCATTTTCAAATACCGGATCCCTGACTACCCACGTTGCCAACGGGGTCTACACACTTCCACTGACTGCCGCTGAAATGCAGTGTGAGACGGCCTGTATCAAGATCGTGGACCAGACCGCCACTAAGGAATTTGCAGATACTGTTTTGCTGATCACTACCAGCCTTGGGGCCTGGGTGGAAGGCAACCAGAGCATTATCACTGGATCGGTGAATAACGCAGCATTCACGCCAACTACCACAGCCTTTGAGGCTGACAGATTAGCGCCAAATACAACGGAAGAACAAACAGCCGATCATATGAATAACAAATTGGTGATGTTCGTCACGGGCTCTAACCTGGGCTGCTCTGTCCAGTGCACAGATTTTGTTTATGCTAATTCAAGAGAAAAATACACCGTTTCAGCGCTGCCGGCGGCCCCGGCCAATGGTGACCGGTTTATCGTAGTTTAAATATAGGAAATAAAATGGCTTCTACCACCTGTCTGACAAACACTTTTAGGACCGGTCTTCTGGTCGCAAACCAGGACCTATCCTCTCACACCTTAAAACTGAGTATGCACAATAACGTGGATTTGTTGCAGACAACCACCCAGTATTCAACCAGTGGCGAGATTGAAGGTACGGGCTATTCAGCCGGAGGAGCGACAATGAGCGGCGCCACGGCGGGAATCGATAATGCTAATCATGTGGCCTGGTACACGTTCAATGACGTTACTTTTTCAAGCAGCTCGCTGACTGCTGACACGGTGCTTTTATACAATAACAGTGTGAGCTCACCGACCAACAAGCCAAGTATCGGTGTCTTTTATTTGGGATCTGCAAAGACCTCGAGCTCAGGTGATTTTAAAATTGTTATGCCCACCGCCAATTTTAGCAGTGCCCTGGTTCGCCTGGCATAACGATGCGGGCGCTCGGCAAGTACAACTGCGGCACTTTTCAGCCGGGAATGATTACTGCGCATTTGCAAGGCCGCACGATTGAGCAGCTCCTTATTGACGGCACCTGGCTGATTATTAGGTTCACTGACGGGCATGAGGCGAAAATCGGTTACCAGGACAAATCGGGCAATCAGCTTAAGGGTGAGCCTTTCTTAGAGAACCTCGACGTTAAAATACAGGTTGTTGGGGCCGGTCTGTCGGGCAATTAGATGGCTGTGTCACGGGTTGGCAGTTGGGCGGCGATGAGCACCGGGAGCGAACCAAGTGGAACGGTAACGATCGGCTCAGGCTCAAATCGAATGTTGGTTTTTCTCATGTTTAGAGAAAGGGGCACTGACTGGGAAGCGACGACGTTTACTATCGGTGGCCAATCATTCAGCTACTATGGTAATTCGTACTTGGATTCAACCCCGGACCTGTTTGTCCGTGCCTGGATATGGAACGAGAGTGCGATCGCGGGTATGTCCGGCAATACCATAAGTTATGCCGATAATACCACCGGCGCGAAGATATCCTGGTCCTCAGCGACTTTTCAGGATTGTGAGCAGGTAGAGCCTGACATCTCAACGGGCAGTGTTGTCGGGGGCCAGTATATAGACCTGGACGCTGAGAGTGCTCCTGCAAGCGCCGAACTGATCTGTGGCGTGGTGGACAAATCCGCGAATCGGGACCCGTTTTCTTTTACCGGCGGCTTGTCAGAGCGGGTGGCCTATGATGCCGCAGATTTCGCAAATAGCATTGCTGATAATAATTCTGATGGCAGCACCGACCCTATCCGCGTAAGCAATGATGGATATGACAGTAATATGGCGGCAATGCTGGTCATTTTAACCGCCGCCGCAGATATAAAAAGATCAGGGCAATTGGCCTCAATTGGAGTAGGACGATAAATGGCTGACAACACAACGATAACGGCGGGTACAGGGACAACCATTGCTACTGATGAAATAGGTGGCGCCCATTACCAACGAGTAAAGGTGACCTATGGCGCGGATGGATCTACAACGGATGTGTCCGACTCAAATCCCTTGCCGATCGATGACGCCGGGAGCTCACTGACGGTCGATAATGCCGCCCTGACTGAATTAGCAGGGGCGATCAATTCATCCAAGGTAGACATCAATATATCGAGTGGGTCAATTCCGGCTGGTTCAAATACGATTGGTGTTGTGGACCTCGGAAGCACGGACAATGCGGTGCTGGATGACATAGCGTCCAAGGCCGGCAGCATTAAGACAGCCGTTGAAGTATTAGATAACGCTATTACTGGAAGCGAAATGCAGTGCGACGTTGTGGCCGCCCTCCCGGCAGGTGATAACAATATTGGTAATGTTGATATTGCCAGCTCTGTAAACCTGGAGGTAGTAGGGGATGTAGCTCACGACGCAGCGGCGGCTGGCAATCCTGTACAAATGGGTGTCAGGGCAACAAGTTCAGTGGAGGGGCTTACCCAGGTAGCCAACGCAGACGCAAGTTTTGTGGCCAGCGATTTAAACGGCTGCATAGTGACCAGGCCGTACACGACCTTAGAAGAAATTATTACCGAAAGGGTGTCGAACACGAATGGAAACTCCACGGCGTTTTCCAGTTTCGGGGCGGCTGGCTCCGGTATTCACAATTACATAACGACTATTTCAATTTACAATTCATCGAGCACGGACGGCTATGTAGACTTTAGGGATGGCACCGGGGGCTCGGTGATTTTCACGGCTCCTGCACCTCAAACGGGCGGCTCAGTCATAACGTTTCCTGTCCCTTTAAAGTTCGCGGCTAATACAGCCGTAGCTTTTGACCCCAGCGCCGCCATCTCAACTATATATATCAGCCTGGTGGGCTTCTCGGCCCAGGGCTAATCTTCGAGGGCTAGGCGATGAGCCTTCTTTTATTATTTAAAGCGCCGCCGGAGGTCGCACGAAACCAGTTCAGGGCGCTCGGATTCTCAGCGCAGAACACCGACACGCCGAGCCGCTCGATAAGCACGACCCTTGAAAGTAGCGCTATCAGTGCAGAGGCCGGTAACGCAGAGAGTGAGGCTGGCGCCAGGCGGCAATTTTCCGGGCTAGGATTTAGCTCAGGGCCGCGCCTGATTGAGGAGCTGGCGGTGCATTCGGTTGCCGCCACCTTGACCGGTGCCAAGTCGCTTGCCATTGGTGAGCACCTGGAAGGCTACTCGGTTAGTGTGACGCTGGAGGGTGCCCAGATCCTTGCCGGGGCGCGGGACACTCTTGAGGAGATCCTGAGCACTCCTGGCGGTAAAGGCTGGAAGACATCATATGATGCGTACCAACAGCGCAAAAAGGCCCGCAAGATCCAACGTGCCAGGGCGATTCGGGAGGTCAGGAAACTCGATGATGCCATTGACCGGGAAATTGCCGAGCGTATGCAAGAGCGGCTGGCTCGTGAGGCTGAGGCCAAAGAGCTCGAGCAGATCCAGCGGCTACTGCTTGATGAGATTACGGTCGATGACCTGGTGGCGTCGGGCTTATGGACAGACAGAATCAGGGCAGCCTATTACCGGGCGCTTGAGCAACTTAATTATTCAGCGGTCGAGGCTTTCGAGAGGGAAGTCGAGCGGGCCACAGAAGAAGAAGAATTTCTCCTTTTGGCTATTACTGCTTTACAACAATAGGACATTTATATGGCAGACCAGGTAGCAGTCACAATTCCGAAAACCATATGGCCGGAACGGTCAGCCTTCACGGCTACTGCTTATTTTCGCACCCGATCATCGGCGGCAAGTTCCACGCCGACCACGGTGCATTACAAGATTGTTAACCAGTCCAGGAAAGAGACAGTATCCGACTGGACCAGTGCAACGCCAGGCGCCTCGGTATCGATTGCGGTGACGGCGGCTAACAACACTCTATCCAATGACAATTATGGTGGCACTAAACGGCAACGATTTACGCTGCTGGTGTCCAGCGACAAGGGCACCGCGACCGAGGCAATCGGCGCCGCTAACTACCAGGTCAGGGATCTTTTCGGGGTGAGCTGATGGCTGCCCGGAAGGACTCGCGGATCAAGGAGAAACACCGCAAAGCAATCCAGACGAGTATGCTCATAAAACGCCTTGAAAATCATGTACTTAAGGATACTGAGATGAGCCCTACACAGATTCGTTCTGCGGAAATTCTGCTGAACAAGTCACTGCCCAATTTGCGCTCGACTGAGCTCACTGGTGATGACGGTGGCCCGGTTAAGGTTTTGCCATTTGAGTTTGTGAGTGACGAGCAGTCTTAAAATCCCGGCGGCGCTCGAGCCAGCGGTCAAGGCGATCACTGACAGGACGCATCGCTACGTTGTGCTCTACGGTGGCCGAGGATCCGGCAAGAGCTGGAACACGGCACGAATCCTGCTTAACGTGGGCCGTCACATTCCATTGCGAGTCTTGTGCACCAGGGAGATCCAGAAAACCATTGCTGAGTCGGTCCACCAGCTCCTGGTAGAACAGATCAGTGCGATGGGCTTTGAGAGCTTCTATGAGGTCACCAAAGACACGATAAGGGGTAAGAACGGCACGGACTTTATCTTCTCCGGTCTGCGGCAGCAGGACATCACCAAGCTAAAGTCATTGGAGGGTGTCGATGTGGCCTGGGTTGAGGAAGGCCAGGTAACATCGGAGAAGTCTCTGGACGTTTTAATCCCTACAATTCGTAAGAAAGACAGCATGATCTGGGTGACATTTAATCCAGAGCTTGAAGATGATCCGGTGTATAAACGGTTTATTGTCCAGCGCCCGCCGAATGCTTTGTGCCTTAAGGTCAATTACAACGACAACCCGTTCTTTCCTGATGTGCTGGAAAGTGAGCGGGCCTACCTGGAGTCGATCGATGAGTCACCGGGCCAGGCTAAGTACCAGAACATTTGGGAGGGCGAGTGCCTTCCGGCGGTCGAGGGTGCCATCTTTGCGCATGAGATCGCGCAGCTATATGACCAGGGCAGGTTCCGGCTGCTAGACCATGACCCGAAGGGCAAGGTGTACGGCGTCATGGATCTTGGCTGGGGCGTATCAACAATGGTACTGGCGCAGCGCTTTGCTTCCACCGTGCAGATCATTGGTTACTACGAATGGATGAACCGGACCTATGCAGATATCTCCAGGGAGCTTAAAACTAATCATCCTGATTTTGAGTGGGGCAAGATCTTTATGCCGCACGATGCGGCGCACCGGGATCCCAAATATGGCAAGTCACACTTTGAGGTGATGGAGGAACAGGGCTGGGACACGGCACAGATCCCGCAGATCGGTGTGGAGAATTACATTGAGGCGGGTCGTGCCATGTTCGGCAATGTATATGTGTCAACCGACTGTGAGCGATTAATCCATTGTCTGCGCCGCTTTAGGTATCAGTCTGCCCAGGCCACCGGCAGGACAATGGCGCCTTTAAAAGATGAGTTCAGTCATGGCGCAGAGGCCTGGTGCTACACGGCGGTGGTCGCTGATGACATGGTAAACAATGTGCCGGTACCGAATAACCCGTATACGGCGCTTCAGGAAGTCTACGCAGGATAATTATGTACGAGACAAAGAAAGCCATAGGCGGCAAAAAAGCCTCCAAGAAATCTAACCGTGAGCTGCTCGACAAGGTCAAGGAACGATTCAAGATGATGTCCGAGGCGGATGGCCGGAACCGGCGTGAGGCAATGGAAGACATGAAGTTTGCCAATGTGCCTGGGGCGCAGTGGGATGACAACATGAAGCAGGAGCGTGGCAACAGGCCGTGCTACGAATTTAACAAGGTACGCATAAGCTCCAAACGAATTATCAATGAGATGCGGGCTAACCGCCCGGCGGCTAAGGTCAGGCCGGTCGAGACAGGCGATAAGGAAGTGGCCGAAACACTGGAGGGTTTGTGCAGAAACATCTGGTCAGTGTCTGACGCAGAAACCATTACCGATTATGCGGCTGAGTACCAGGTAAACGGAGGAATGGCAGCGTGGCGGGTAGACGTTGACTATACGGATGATGATGTGTTCACCCAGGACATAATGGTGCGCCAGATTGCTAACCCATTTTGTCTGTACGCAGATCCGGCGTGTAAGGACATATTAAAACGTGACGCTAACGACTGGATCCTGACAGAGAAAATCTCCAGGGTGGAGTTTGAGCAGCGCTACTCGGACGTTGAGGTTAAAGAGTTCGACAGTAATGAGTTTGATGACCAGGAAGACTGGCAGGATGATGACGCGGTCAGGATTGCCGAGTATTGGTACAAAAAACCGCATACCAAGGAGCTGTGGCAATTAAATGATGGCCGGGTAGTCGATTCCGAGTCGGACGAGGCTGAGAGTGAGGAGCTGGTAGCCGCGATACAGCAACGGCGCCAGGTAGAAACAACAAAGATCTGCATGGCCGTTGTGTGCGGTGACAGAATCCTCGAGGGACCTGTCGAGTGGGCCGGTAGCCAGTTTCCTTTTATCATGGTCTACGGTGAGCATGTCGTGATCGATGGCCGGACCTATTGGTGGGGACTGCCAAGGTTTGCCAAGGACGCGCAGCGCTCTTATAACATTGCCCGCACCGCCATCTCCGAGACTATTGCCCAGACCCCTAAATCCAAGTGGTGGGCCACGCCCAAGCAAGCCGCCGGATTAACCCAGCAGTGGAGTGAGGCGCACCAGAAGAACCTGCCGTTCATGCTTTATAACCCGGACGAGAAGGCGCCCGGTGCCCCGACATTAATGCCAGGCGCGGATGTGCCAATGGCCTTGATACAGGAGTCCCAGTTAGCCTCTGACGAGATTAAATCGACTACTGGTATCTTCGATGCAAGTCTCGGGATGCGCTCAAATGAGGTCAGTGGCCGTGCGATCTATGCCAGGCAGAACCAGGGTGAGATAGCGACGTTTAATTATCAGGACAACATGGCCAAGGGTGTGCAGCGTACCTATGAGATCCTGCTTGACCTGATACCCCATATCTACGACACCGAGCGTGAGCTCAGGATTTTGGGCAGTGACGGGGCCGATGACTATGTGCGTGTTAACCAGATTGTCACGACACCAGATGGGGACGCGGTCCGGGTAAATGACATCACCACCGGCAAGTACGACATCCATATCACCGTTGGCCCGAACTTTTCCACGCAGCGCCAGGAGGCGGCTGAGACATACGGGGCGTTGGCGCAACAGTTCCCCGACCTGATGGGCTTTGCCGGTGATCTGGTGTTCAAGTCCCTGGATCTTCCGTATGCCGAGGATATTGCTGACCGGTTACGGGTAATGCTGCCGCCACCTGTGCAGCAGTTACTTAACCAGGACGCTAACCTGCCGCCAGAGGTGGTCCAGGCAATGGCTCAGGCAGAACAGGCGATGCAGCAGGTGCAGCAGCTTGGCGCGGCGGCTGAACAAGCCAGCGCAGAGGCAGAGAAAGATGGCGCGGTAATAGCCAAAGAAAAGGCTGAGCTCGGTAAGCAGATGGCCGATATAGATAAGGCCAAGGCTGTCTTTGACGCGCACATGGCAAAACAAATGGAGCAGCTCTACCGGTTACAGGTAACCATTGCCAAGTCCCAGGCGGCTATGGCGCCAGGCATTGCGGTGCATGGTGAGTTCCTGGATGCCCAGGGCAACGTCGAAGAAGTCAGGCAGCGAATCGCAGAAATAGACGAGATTCTGGCGGGCTTTATGAAGGCCGCAGATGAGGCCGTGGACTTTTTGGACAAGAAAACAGAACGCAAGGTGGTTGGTGGATCTACCAGCCGCGAAAACGGAAAACTGGTGGCTGATATTGAGTATGACGATGGCTCGACCCGCACGATTAGCGCGGTAAGAAATAACGGCAAACTTGAGATTGAGCCCGAGGCAGACGCAGGGCCTTAAACCTGCGGCATAAATACAACACTGAGAGGGGTTGCAATGAGTGAAACAGCACAGGCAGAGGTGCCTGACAATACTGGTGCAGACGTTAATCCGACTGACCCGGAGGCGGTGGATGCTGCCCCGGCACAGCGATATGAGCTTGACCCGGAACCGGATAACGACGCGGAGTCACCACCCGCCGAGGAAGAAGTCAACAGCCTCGATAAAAAAGCCGATGACACTGAGGCGCCCAAGGACGAGAACAAGGTCCAGAAGCGCATTGATAAGCTAACCAAACGCTGGCGTGACGCAGAACGGCACAACCAGGAGCTGGCCGCAGAGCTTGAGCAGCAGCGGCTATCCAGTGAGGCAGCGCAAAAGCTACAAGAGCCCGCTAAGACCCTGGCTGATTTTAATTATGACGAGAACCAGTACCGTGAGTACCTGCACTCGGAAGTAATTGATGTTGCCAAGGCTGAGGCTGGCCGTGTGGCCCAGGACATTCGTGCCCAGGCCGAGGCCGCAGAGCAAACGGCTAGGTGGGATTTAAAGGAACGGGAATTTGCCAAGACTCATACTGACTATGATGAGATTGCGAAGTCCCCTGATCTGAATATTTCCCAGGACATGGCCACTGAAATCCAGGCGGCTGAGAATGGGCCGGCGATTGCCTACCATTTAGGACAGCACCCGGAGCTCGCTAGTGAGATTTCAACGTTACCGCCACGGGAAGTGACCCGACGTATTGCCCGGCTGGAAGTAGCGCTTGAGGGTGCCCGTGAGGCAACACAAGAGCAGCAGGTTAGCAAGGCGCCACCGCCGCCGCCCAAGGTCAAGGCAACGAGCCCTGGTCTACGGGTTGCAAGTACCAGCCCGGACTCGGACAAGTTATCTGACCGTGACTGGCTGCGACGGAGGCAAGCAGAATTAGCAAAACGAGGATTATGATATATGGCTAATACTATACTTACGCCGACTATGATCACCCGTGAGGCTTTACGGGTACTGCACCAGCAATCGAACTTTATCGGTGGCGTGAATCGCCAGTACGATGACAGGTTCGCGCAATCTGGTGCCAAAATCGGCACATCTTTGAATGTACGAATGCCAAGCAAGTATTCGGTGAGAACCGGTGCAACGCTATCTGCTGAGGAGCATTTCGAGAGGTCTACGCCACTGACAGTGTCAAGTCAGTATGGCGTCGATGTTAGTTTCACTAGTGTGGAGCTGACGATGGAGCTCGATGATTTCTCAGACCGCATATTGAAGCCAGCAATGGCCCAGTTAGCGGCCAAGATAGAGGGTGACGCGCTGGCGGTTGCTTACAAACGGACCTTTAACTACTCGAATGCAAGCACGGATGGTTTGTTGACCTATAAGCGGTTCCAGCAAAACGGTGCGAACATCACCAAAGAGCTGGGCCCAACCAGCGACCGTACCGCATGCCTAACCCCTGACTCAGTCGTTGAGTTTAACGACGCGGTTAAAGGGTTGTACCAGGCATCCGAGAATATCCGTAAGCAGTACCGGGAGGGCTCAATTGGCCGGACCGGTGGCTTTGACGTATACGAAAATACGTTACTGCCGAGCCATACCACCGGCTCACTTGCTGGCAGTCCATTAACCAACGGCACTACCCTGGGAACGGCTACCACAGCTAATTCCTGGGTGTCACAGACAGACCTGTCCGTTGACGGTGCGACCTCGACCACGACGCTAAAGGCCGGTGACATTATCACCATTGCCGGTGTCTACGGCGTTCACCCTGAGACTAAGGTCAACAAGGGCGTTCTACAGACCTTTGTTGTGCAGTCCGATGTGACGCTGACTACTGCGGCAAATGCTTACACCGTGACGGTTAAGCCTGGCATGATGTACGGCTCTGGTAATGCTTACCAGAACTGTGTCCTGTCCGGCGTGGCTAACACGGACGGCAACGCGGTCAGTCGTATCGGTGCCGCATCCAGCGCCTTTAACCAGGATCTTTTCTTCCACAAGGACGCATTTGTGTTTGCATCTGCGGATCTGGAGGACGTATCCAAGTATGGCGCCTGGGGAGCACGGGCCGAGCAGGACGGTATCTCAATGCGAGTGGCAAGGCAGTACGCCATCAGCTCTGACACCATCCCGTGTCGTATCGATGTCTTGTGGGGATTTGCCGAGCTCTACCCAGAGCTTGCGTCCGTACACAGATACGAGCAGGACTTGCTCTAGTGACGTAATGATCAGCTAAACACCTGCCTCTCGGGTGAATAGCGGCGGGGCCTTTCGGGGCCCCGTTTTTTATTGAGAGGCAAAGAGAGGCAAAAATGAGTGATTTACCCCACGTTTATGTGGCAACCCCTGCCTATGATGGCAAGGTGGATGTAGCCTATAGCCAGTCGCTTGCTAATGCGGCCTGGCATGCGGCGGTGCTCGGGATCCGGGTCACGGCGGCTGTCATGGGCAACGGCGCATTTATAGAGTTGGCCAGGAACATCTTCGTTAAGTTCTTTTTAGAGCTTGAAGATCTGAAAAGCTGTACGCACATGATGTTCATCGACTCGGACCTTAAGTTCGACGCCAATGCATTTTGTGGTTTGGTCAATGTGGTCAATGAGAAACGGCCAATGGTTGCCGGTGTGTATCCACGGCGCCAGGAGGATACTGATTATCCTGCTAAATGGTGGCCCGAGCCTGAGCTTACTAAAGCCAAAGGTGAGGACTGCCTGTGGATCGATGAGGATGGCTACCTGAAATGCAAGCGGGTGCCGACCGGGTTTTTATGTATGCATCGGTCATTGATCGAGGACATGGCCAATGACCCGAAGACCCAGTGGCTGGACATTCACGGGCAGGACGGCCCGGTGCCCTGGCTGTTTGAGACACATATTGACAGTGACGCCAGGTTCGTCGGTGAGGACTTTACGTTCTGCGACAAGGTCGTGAAGAAATACGGCAAGCCTATCGATGTCTGGATGGACTTTGATTTTGTGCATGGAGGCTACGAGGGCAATTATTTAGCGCACCTGGACGGGCAGGTGAAAGAACAAAAAGAGAGGGTGAGAGCCCCGAGAAAGCTGGGAGGACGTAGAAATGCGTGAGCTACTTTTGGGTTGTGGCAAGAAGCACGAGAAACAGGTTTTTGCTCAGGGATTGGGCATTGAAAAGGAATGGCAGAACGTAACTAAAATTGATATTGACGAAGACTGCAAGCCTGACATTGTCCAGGACCTGAACAACATACCATTGCCGTTTGATGATAATACGTTTGATGAGGTACACGCCTATGAGGTGCTCGAGCACTTAGGCACCCAGGGAGACTGGAAGTTCTTTTTTGACCAGTTCGCTGAGTTCCACCGGGTAATGAAGGACGGCGCCTATTTTTGTGGCACCGTGCCGGCCTGGGACAGCGCCTGGGCATGGGGAGATCCCGGTCACACCAGGATCATTAACGAGGGCACCCTGGTGTTTTTGTGCCAGCGTGAATATGAGATGCAGGTGTCCAAAACCTCAATGACGGATTACCGCTTCTACTGGAAGAAAAACTTTGAGCTAATCGCAAACAAATATGAGGATGAGGGTTTTGCCTTCGTTCTAAAATGTACTAAATGACTACGCACCAGGAGCTGGCCGAGGTCTACATGGACCAGCCCCACGAGATCTCTTTGGAGACAATCTCGCTGTGTAACGCGGCCTGTACCTTTTGCCCTTACCCAACGCTCGATCGGAAGGGTGACAAGATGCCTGACGAGCTCGTAGAGAAGATTATCAGTGAGATGGAAGGGTTTACCATTCCGTTCTTTTTCTCGCCGTTCAAGGTCAATGAGCCGCTTCTTGATAAGCGCCTGTATGACATTTGTAATGAGGTAACCAGTCGCACGGTGGCCATGCTCCGCATCTTTTCCAATGGCGCGGCATTGACACAACGACACATTGACCGGCTGGCCAAGCTGGAGCGAGTCTTTCATTTCTGGGTGTCGCTCAATAGCGTAGATCCAGAAGAATATGAGCAGCTCATGGATATGCCTTATGAGCGCACCGCCAAGAGACTGGATAACCTGCATGCGCAGGAGTTCCCGCATCCGGTGGTGCTGTCCAAGGTCGGCAACATGGACTACGGTTTTATCCGCTACATCAAGCGGCGCTGGCCGAAGTTTCATACCGTCATTATCAAAAAGGATGGGTGGCTGGGTGACGTGGAGCCAAACGACCCGACCATACCCGATGACAGTTGCTCGAGGTGGTTTGAGTTGTCCATCATCAGCTCTGGCGTAGTGTCGCTGTGTTGCATGGACGGCCAGGCACGGTTCCCGATCGGAGACTGCCGGGAGAGCACACTTTTAGAGATTTATAACGCCCCGCACTGGCGGGACCGTCGTGAGAATTTGTCCAGCAGACACACGATCGATGTCTGTAAAACCTGCACATACTAGGATTGTAAATGGCGTATCTGAATGTCAATTTGATTACGGATGCATTGCGTGAAATCAATGTCATCAATGAGGTGCAAAGCGCATCAGCAGAACAGGGCCAGCAGTCGCTGACCAAGTTAAACCAGTTCATGGAAGGGCTAAAGGAGAACGATATCGATTTTGGCTGGTTCGAGCAGTCAGATATCCAGGACAGTTGCCCCGTGCCCGACTGGGCCAGGATGGCGGTTACTGCCGGGCTGGCGATTGTGTTGGCTCCGCAGTACGGCGCCACATTATCCCCGGAGCTCTTTGCAAAATATGATTCAGCATTCTCTATGCTGCAACGTAAAAGCATTGCGGAGCGCCTCGACAATGCGGATATGTCGCACCTGCCTGATGGCAGCGGGCATTTTGGCTCCCGGTACGACATCAATACTGATAGCACCTGATGCCTAAGTACCGCCAAAACAATTACCAGGGTAACTATAAAGACCCTTTTGTCGGGACCGCTGAGAATCTGGAGATAGCGGCCATGCTCGGCACCGGCCTTATTGGTGACGCGGTGGGCGGCGTTAATGCATTAATTGGCGGTGACGCCCAGGGTAATCCTGATTATTCGTTAAACGCAATGGCTGGCCGAATTGAGGATAAGCAGCAGGAGTTTACTTATCAGCCCAGGCTTCCAGGGTCGCAGGATAAGTTAGCGTCCATAGGCCAGGGCATACAGAAAATCGGTGAGTATTTGCGCCCGGCCAGGGATCTCTATGAGCGGCATGCGAACCGCCTTATAGGGCCCACGGCGGCTGGCACACTTTATGCTGGCACGGCGGCGCTGGCTGACGTTGCCGGGCCTGGTAAAGTTACACGAGCGGTTCCTACCACTGGCCCGGTCGGGGTGCCCACGACAGGACGCAGGACGGTGCAAAAGGGGCAGCGAAAAGCCTTTCCAGGTATTTACGCGCCGCCGGACCAGATCGCCAAATATATCGAAAACACCAAAGTCGCTCCTGAGTCTCCCATGTTGTCCCGGCTGTTCGGGGTGACCCGTGAGGATCTTGCCAAGGGCGCTAATGTGCGAGGACGGCCTGGCGTTATTCCGGGCGCCGCCGCTACCCCTAAAGGCGCGGACGCAGCATTTAAGGTAATGGGTCCGGCCAACACCCGGCGCCTGACAGAGTCGTTACTGGCGGCACGAGAGCATGCGCCACGGTTATTCGACGGCATGACCGGCTGGTACAACTTTGACCCGGCCTATCATCGTATTTTGCAACTGGTAGACGGTGACCAGCTCGAGGCTAACCGGTTGTATACGCAATTGATTAACTTGAGCTCAGCAATGAGCCCAGGATCGTCGGTAGTCACAGAGCTCAAGCGGGGTACCGCCGCAAACATGCTGGCCGAGGCTGGCCGCTTTGACGAATTTCAACAATACGGCGGCAAACCTTTAGGTACCAGGGGGCATCCAGACCTTGAAACCTTTCCTGGACATCCGTATCACTCCACTGCCCAGGCGCCCGGCGCCAGAAAGTTTTTAGAGACTGGGCAAATTCAATCCAAAGAGCCTAAAGTCGGCTTATATAACCAGGCCACTGAGGTCGGGGGGCAGACTGACATAGCGGTGCCTGACGCCCATTTTTCCCGCGCCGTGGGCCTGGCAGATACCAGGAACCCCCAAACAAGAAAAGGCCAGCAAAGAGTTCCAGGAGACAGCGCCTCAGTGCCTGAGATACAGACACTGGCGCCCTGGTGGAGAGAGGAGGTGGCCAGGCAAGCCGGGCTAGAGGCGGTCCCTGCACAGGCCGTGGCCTGGGGCTTATTCAGTGACGCTACAGGAGTAGCGACCGCGGTAGGGGCGCCCAAACTCGAGATCTTATCTGATCTGATCGATGACACAGCGAAACGATTAAAGGTTACGCCGGAGGAGGCCCGTGACCGGGTGCTTTTGGCTCAGGCACAAGCCGGATTCGCAGATCCCAAGCTGCTTGCCCTGATAGTCCCGCCGGCAGTCGTTGGCACATTAATTGCGATGCCTGGTGACGATAAACGCAATGCCCTGGACAGATAATGCGACTACCAATTACGTCACACAGATCCGGCACAGCATCGACCGGCGACCTCCTCAATTGTTACCTGGAGAGCATGCCCCAGGATGCCTCGGCGCCATATGTTATCAGGCGCTGCCCTGGCATGATCAGTCCGTGGGTGGCCGAGCCGCCAGAGTCCGGCACCACGGCTGAACGTAATGCCTATCTGGATGAGGCGGGCAATGAGAGGACCGGCACGGGCGACAGCTCACATGACTTTAATAGTCCGATACTGGCCATCACAAATTACCGTGGCTATCTCTCGGGCATATATGGTGACACCCATAATTTCGGCATTGTAAATTTCGATGATGATTATGCACCGAACCTGACCAGTTTCGATGGTTTAATGGGCGGCGGCGAGTCCGACATTTTAAACCCGAACCCCAGGGCTGATTTCGAGCAAACACCTGATTATCTAATCGCAGTGATTGAGCCGCATGCTTACTATAGTGCTAACGCTAGCTCCTGGACAAAGATATCCGACTCAGATTTCACTAGTCGTGGCGCCGCTGACGTTGAGTTTTTAGATAACTTTCTTATTTTCAGGGAGCCAGGATCAGCCAGGTTTTTCGCCAGTGACATTGGCTCTGTCACCGACTACAGCGCCCTGAATTTCGGCACCGCTGAGGCCGACCCGGATAACCTGGTGGGCATGAAATCTGACCGGGCCCAGCTATGGCTTTTCGGTGAGAGCTCAATTGAGTCCTGGGACACGACCGGGGGCAGTGACTTTCCTTTTAGGCGAACGATTAACGGCGCGATTACAAAAGGCTGTTTATCGGGCAGGACCGTGCAGCGGCTGGATGATGTAATTTTATTCCTGGCCGATGATTTTACCGTCAGGGCGCTCCAGGGCGGCGTAGCAAACCGGATATCCAATTTTGGTATTGAGCAATCATTACAGGCTGACACCAGTGTTAAATTATCCGAAGGCTTTACCTGGTCGTACCAGGGCCATAATTATTATGCAATCTGGACCCCTAACCAGTGCCACGTTTATGATTTAAGCACCGGATCCTGGCACCGACGGCAAACATTAGGCCGTGACACCTGGCGCTTTACCAGCGCCGCTCAATACTACAATGATGTTGTGTTCGGGGATCGTTTGGGCGCATTGACGGTCACTCTGGGCAGCGATTCACTGCCACCGAATTACCAGGGCGGCAAGTTCAGTGAGGAGCCCTCGTATTATGGGCTGGAGCTCCACCAGCCGCAGCGCATGGAGTGGACCTACCAGCCGATAAGAAACGGGCAGCGAATGTATCACAAGCGCCTGGAAATTATCGTCGATGTTGAGCCCGGCACAGTAGCGACATCAACCCATGCCCGGCGTGAGCCAATGGTCACCCTGGAATCCTCCGATGACGGCGGCGTAACTTTCCAGCCGCTTGCGCAACGGTCTATGGGAGCGGTAGGAGACAGATACCAACGTCTCGTATGGCACAACCTGGGCTCAAGTTATAACCGGGTCTATCGGGCCTCAGTCAGTGAAGCGGCGAAAGTTGAGGTGGTGGACACGACCCTTGACGCAGTTGGCGGCTCGGTATGAGCCTACGGGGGCCGACCTCCCAAATTACTAGTCACCAGGATTTTTTACGCTGGGCCAGGTCACAGACTGTTTTTGAGCAGCTCCGAAAGGGCACGACCGAATCCAAGACATCGGACACGACCTACGCCACAGACTCGGATCTTGCGCTGTTGGTAAAAGCGAATACCAAGTTAACCGGGCGATTAGTGGCCTGGTTCGATACTGCCGCCACGCCGGATTTCAAGTTCCAGTTTACCGCGCCAGGGTCACCCACGTTGCTCCGCATTGTCGGGCGCTATGTGGTACCAGGCGCGACCAGTTCCACTGAGTTTCTGCACACTTCAGGTACCAGCGTAGCAGTCACCGGATCCGGCAGTACCGGCGGCTACCTGGAGGCCGATATCCTATTGCACAACGGCGCGAATGCGGGCGTATTCGGGCTGCAATGGGCGCAGAACACATCCAACGCCAGCGCCACAAAAGTGCTGGCCGGCTCTTACTTTGAATATTTTGTAACTTAATGAGACAGGCAACTCGAGAGGACCTGCCGGAGCTATTAAGAATGGCCAGGCGGTTTTGCAATGCCCTGGGCGAAGACATCGACCGTGAATCAGTCGTTGTCACTGCCGAGAGTTTAATAGATAACCCGGACGGCGTGATCTACATCACCGACGGCGCCTGTGCCGGTGCATTAATTTTCCCGTATTTCTTCAATCAATACCGACGCCAGGCGCAAGAACTGTTTTGGTGGGTGGATGAGGATCAGCGGGGCCGTGGCGCAGCATCTAATTTATTGCATGCCCTGGAGCGCTGGGCAAAGACGCACGGCGCGAACCGGTTACAAATGGTTTCGATGGCGGCGCTGGACGGCAAAAAGGTTGAAAAGATTTACAGGTCCAAGGGTTATCGGGCTTTTGAAAATACATTTTTGAAGGATTTATAGATATGGCAGTAGCAACAGGCACAGCAATATTGGCGGGCACACTCGGCTCTGCGGCGCTCGGGGCGTGGGGCCAGTCCCAGGCGCGGGACGCGGCACAGTCAGCGACCACCGGGGCGAACCAGTTACTTGCGCAGCAAAACCAACAGACACGCCAGGATCTCGCGCCATACCGGCAATTTGGCCAGACGGCAATGCGAAACTTGACCCAGGGGCCGCAAGCCTATCAGCACAGTCCCTACTATAACTATTTGCGGGACCAGGCATTGACCGGTGTGCAAAACACCGCCGCTGGCCAAGGCACACTGTACTCAGGTAATACCCTGGCCGCGCTAACCCAGCGGGCCGCAGACGTTGCCTCGATGGATTACAATAACTGGGCTAACCGGCAAATGAACCAGGCACAGCTCGGCGCTAATGCCGCCGCACAAACAGGCCAACTGGGCCAGCAATCTGCGACCCAGCAAGGTGGCAATTTGATGGGCTACGGGTCAGCCGCTGCTAATACCTATGCCAACACCGGCGGCCTTATGGCCAATGCGATTGGCTCGGGTGTGAACAATTACCTTTATATGCAGGGGCTTAACAATCCACAGCCGAACGTACCCGCGCAAAACACGCTGCCGCCAGGCGTGACCGGCACCGTTCCTAATACAGCGCAACAAACTCAATTCGGATATTACGACCGAGACGCCCAAGGCGGCCTAATAGTATGAGGATTTATCGATGCAAATAAATTTCCCCGACGCCCGAAACTTAATGCAAGGCCAGATCGACCGGCGCCAGGTAGAGGAAAATGCGCTGAACCGCCAGGCGAGAAACCAACAAATGGAGCTTCAAAACATTCAAATGGAGCGGCAAAAAATCGGCCTGGAGCGTGAGCGGCAAATTGCCAACACGCAGCTCGGCATGCAGCTCGTGCAGGACACTATATCCCATCCTGGTAACGCAATGAGCAACATGCAAAAGGGTATTGAGGCTGGCATTTTCCCGCCGACGATAATAGACATGTACAACAATGCCTCGCCACAACAGAGAAACTCTGCGCTAACGCAATTGGGCGGTGAGTTCCAGTCACGGATGGATATGTTCAACCCGCAGCAGCCGCCGGACAAGGTCGAGATGTATGAGTATGCCAGGGGTCAGGGATATGCCGGTAGTTTCCAGGACTGGTTAACTGAGAATCGCCAGCCATTGAACCAAATTAATATGCCAGCCCCGGCCCCCCCATCGGGTTATCAAAATATTTACAATGACGAGGGTCAGCTCGTTCGCCAGGCTGTAATTCCCGGTGGCCCTGCGGCCCTAGAAATAGAAAATAAGCGCGAACAAACACGACAAAGACTTGAGGCGTCGAAGCGCGGCGGCAGGTTAGTGAAGGATGAGATTGACAGGGCATTCTCGCTGATTGACCCAAGAAAACACGAGGAATGGTGGCAACCAGGCCCGGCTGGCACTGCGGGCAGAATAATACGTAAATTAACATTTCTTCCAGAGACTGACGCAACTCAGCTCGCGAATGTGTTGGACACCATTAAAGGACGTATAGGTTTTAATTATTTGCAGGAAATGAGAGAGAACTCACCAACTGGCGGCGCCTTGGGCCAGGTATCGAATATTGAGCTACAGTTCTTAATGAGTGTCTTTGGCTCGATTAAACCCGATCAAGCTGCGCATGTGCTTGCCTATAACCTTGCCCGACTGGATTTTGAGTTTAGTCGAGTGATAAATGGCTGGGGCCAAATGGTGACCAGGGATGCTAATGGCAATGCGCTGGCCCCAGAAGACCATTACAGGATTCCGATGCCCCAAGGGGTCCGGCATGCCCCCGAAAAAGCCTACGAGTATTTATTTAACGGTGTACCGGATCCGAAAAATCCTGGCCAGAATTTACATGAGGCATTTTCACCGGAGCTCCTGCAAATGTTCGAGGATAAATACGGTTACATGCCCACCCCGTGGCAGAGCGGTCAACAAATATTTGGAATTGAACAATAATGCAGAATGTTTTCGACAGCGTCACCAATGAGGACTCTGATAATGTGTTTGACGGGTTACCAGATGAGCCCGAAGACGATCCGAATGCGACAGCCGCAGAAAATGCGGCTCAACGCCTGACGAAAATCGACATGAGCTCATTGACGGCGCGTCGGCAGAGGACCCCGGCGGCAGATACCGGCCCGATACCACTGGCAGATTTGGCACGAGCCGGACTAACCGTTGGCAGCACTTTGAGCGGAGCGGTTCAGGGCGGCATAGCCGGACTTGCGAATCTCGGGTACCAGGGCGCCATAGATTTATTCGGCGGTGAGCCCGACTATGATCGGCCACCCGAGCTGGCCAGGGAAATGACCAGGAGAGGCGCCGAAGCCGTCGATCAGACCCCTGGAAGCCGCAGGGCATTGCAGGAGGTCGGTGAGTTTGCAGGTGACGTTGGCACCATAGGCAAGGCAATTGTGTCACCGGTTGTAGGGGCTATGGCAATGCGCCCTGGCGGGGAATCGCCTACCGAAGCTATGAGCGAGTTTATTGACACACCGATACAAGAGTACATGGGGGAGAAGGCCTACCAGGCCGCCGGTGCTGAGGACAATCCCAAACTGGCCGCAGCGATGGCCACGGCAGCAACAATATTGCCGGATACGGCGCTGGCGGTGCTGGGCCTACGAAGAATGGAGACGCCTGATACCAAGGCTCAAGGCATTGATGTCCCCCGAGGGCCGGGCGATATTCCGACTCGGGAATCCTTCATTCGAGAGTTACCAGAAACCGGACCAGGTGGCGAGTTACTGCCGCTCGCCCGAGAGCGAGAGGATCTTGGGCCACAGCCACGCGCTGAAGATGGAAGCCCAACGCCAGAAGAAATGGCAACGGTTGAGGAGGCCGTGCGTGAAAGTGCCCGGCTCACGGGAACAAAAGCGGGCAAAGCCGAAAAACTGATCGAGGTTATGGATCCTGACCCGGAAATGGTGGCCGCATTTGAGGAGCTCGGAATTGATGCCTGGACCCCGGCGATGGTGGCCAGGGCGTCGGGAGTCAGAGAAACTTACGCACCCCTCAAATCTCAACAAAAAGCGCTACGGGACGCAGATGAGGCCGTTAGAGATGAACTAAATGAAAAAGCGGCGCAGTTGATCGAGGAGCTCGAGGCCAGCGATGTCAGCGCTATCGAGGCAACCTTAAAAAACAATATTGATGATGTTCGCATCGAGTACCAGAATTTAGCAGATGAGGCGTATGAAGGGGTTTTGCAAAGTGCGGCGCTGAAGCGGTCCCTGGTCACGCCGGATCTTGCCGTCGAGGTGTTTGATTATTTAGCAAACAGAATCGCTGACCTGGGCGGTGACATGTCAAAATTGAGTAGGGCCGAACGGCAGCTCTACGATACATTCTACAGAGAAGGGTTAGATGGCTCCCCGGCTCCCGCGACGCCAACGTATGAAGCGGTAAACACATTCCGGGAACTGATAGGCAAGGAAATGTCAGGCGAAAAGATATTCGCTGATTCCAAGCAGGGCGAGCTGGACACATTGTACGGGCTTCTCTCTGGCGCACAGCACCGAGCCGCAGAAGCATTCAGCCCTGAAGCGGGCGCTAAATTGTTGCATGCGAATAAACTGGTTGAAACCAGGAAAGACTTTGAGGCACAGAGCAGGGCAGCTCTTGGCAGGAACCTGGAAGGCTCGATTGTGCCAAAAATTGCGGCGGCGGCTACTGCCCTGACCCGTGGAAATGTCAGCCATCTCGATAAGCTGATGAAGAATTTAGGCTTACCAAAAACGTCAGCCTGGAGCCCGACTATAAAACAGACGCAGCAGGATATTGCAGCGGCAATTTTAAACCGCCTGTTGTTTACCACGAAAAAGGGCACTGCAATGTCGGAAAGTGCCGTATCAAACTGGAAGGCGCTCCACAAAAACAAGGTGGCCAGGGATGCCTTGTTCCAGTATCTGCCCGCAGATGTAATTAAAAATTACAACACAATAATGAAAGCAGCCGAAGGCTTCTTCTTCTCAATTGGCAAGGACAATATGTCGCGCTCTGCGGTGGATATTATTGCTGCCATTAATAAAGGCGGCCTATCCAATACCATGACCAGCATCGGCACTGCTGAGGCCGGAGCCGCTGTGGTCGGTCTGCCCACTGGAAGTGGGGTGGTGCTCAAGGGCGTCACGGCTGTGGCTAAAAAAGCACCAGATAACGCAGAGAAAGCGACCACATTTTTGCTAAGCAATGAGGCAAAAGTGGCGGTCAGGACATATGTGACCGGGCAAGCAGAAAGAGCCCAACAAATATTATCGAGGTCAAAAAAATATATTCAGTGGGTTGATTCAATGCCGCCAAATCAACAGCAACGGCTTAAGGATCTGGGTTTCTTTGGATGGCTTCTAGACACAGAAACACAAACGGAGACAGACGATGGCTAATGGCGAAGGCGTTCCTTTTATTATTCCACGACAGAGTCCGGTGAAAAACTCTGCCAGCCTGGGCGGCGCTAAATTGTATTTTTACCAGACCGGCACAACCACCGACCAGACGGTATATAGTGACGCAGATCTTGGTGTTGCACACTCCCAGCCGGTGGTTGCCGACAGTGACGGAATTTTCGATTCCATATATTTAAACCCTGCCGCCTCCGTTGATTATCGGGTCATTCTAAAAACATCCGCTGATGTAACTGTTTGGGATGAGTCGCAAATCAGCCGGTACCGGGAAGTATTTGATACGGGCGCATTGACGGGTACCTGGTCGGGGTTTTCATCTGCACCGTCAAACACCGCGATTACCTGGTATAAATTTGACAGGCTCGTACAAATCGTCATTCCGCTGGGAGAGGGCACCAGTAACGCGACATCTTTTACCCTGGGCACACTTCCTGCTGCGATTCGGCCAGCGACACAACAATATGCACATCTGCCATTCGCGGTAGACTCAGGCAGCCACGTTGCCGGTGGGGTAGCCGTGCAGATTGCTACCAGTGGCATTATGACTTTTTCCAAAGCAAGCGCCGCCTTCTCCAGCACCGGCTGGACCGGTTCCGGCAGCAAGGGCATTAACACTGCCGGGGAATTTTTCTACAGGCTTGCCAATACCTGATGCGTTTTATCGTACTGACATTTTTTCTCGCGTCATGCGCGAGTCAGCCGTATGCGGAGGTGGGTGTCGGGGCGCACCTAAATAAGAATGACATTTACGGCTCGGTGCCGTTTTTCTTTGAGGCCGGACTTATCAATGAGCCTCGGGAACGGATCTCGACGGCAATCGCTATTCGCCATGACTCACATTTGGATGCAGGTGATGTCGGCTGGGATCACGGCCCGGATTCAACCCACGATTCCTTATGGGTGAAAGTTCGGTATGAGTAAGGAGAAGCTGATTTCTGATTCGGCGGGAGCTGGGCTTGCCATTGGCACAAACGTTGTGGCCGGCTACACATGGATCGCCCAGGTTAACGAATTGTTGCAGCTTATCTTGACGATCATTGCCATCATCTCGGGCATGTACACCATCAATTATCATGTCTTGAAAATGCGCAAACTTAACAATGCCATCAAACGCAAGAAGACTGAACCTGAGACGCGACAGCAGCCTTAAAGCTGTTAGCACCGGTTTTCTCACCTTCGGGGATGCCCAGTTGTTTACGGTCGAGAAGCCCTGGTTACCGACGGCGCCTGGCGGTAAGCCGTGGGAAAGCTGTGTGCCGTGCGGGGACTATGAGCTCACGCCCTATATTAGAGCGAATGGAAGCTGGGCGCTCCAGCTCTTTAACCCTGGGCTCGGCGTTTACCGTCAATGTGAGGATAGGCCCCACGGTGTCTCCAGGTGCGAAATTTTAATACACGCGGCAAATTATCCGCATGAGCTGCATGGATGTATTGCAGTCGGCGTTGGCCGGGAATTTACCGAGCAGGGGGAGATGGTCACACACAGCCGCAAGGCGATGAAATTTTTGCAAGCCTATGAGCCGACAGAATTACGAATTACGGAAGACCTATAGCAGCAGAAAATTTGTCATTGCCATGCTGTCCATTCTGTCGAGTTTGTATCTTTCGCTGATCGGCAAACTTACCTCGGATTTTGCGTCGGTGTTGATGGCTGTAAATATCGGCTACCACATTTCCAATGCCTGGATCCAAACTAAAGGAAACGACAATGCTTGATCGATTAAGTGACTGGCTCATTGAAGCAAAACTTCTGTATGAGCAGGAAAAGGTTTTTAGCAGGATTGCCCTGGGTGCTTACGCGCTCGCAATCATAATTATTGTTAGGTATGTGGCCTCTTTCGCTGGGTAACGGACTTAAATTAGCTGCACTTGGTGTGGCTTTTTTTTCCGCATTTTTATTCGGCCAGCGAATCAAGCAAGCGCAGTGGGATCGAGCGGCGAGTAAGGCAATGGCCGAGCAGATAGAGGTTATGAACCAGGCGCAGGCGCGGGTCCAAAGTTTAAACCGCGCCCTGGTCAGTTTGCAGCGTGAGCTCGACGGCAGGATCCAGGAGCGCAATGTACTCGTAGGGAGGCTACAGGATGCAGTTAACCGACAACCCGTTACGCAGATTGTGCAAGTGGAGGGTGATTGTCCTGACATTCTTATTGTGGATCCTGGGCAGCATTACCGGCTGTTCAACTGCGCCGTCGATCCCGCCAATTGTGATGCCGGAGCCGGTGAAGCCATCATCAGCGATGGTCGTATGCCAGGGCCCGAAGTTCTTACCACAATGGATGGCCACCGTTGATTTGATGAATGACATGGAACTATGGGAGAGGGAGAACTTGCGAATCATTGCGGAGAACGCCAGGCGGGCAGAGATCTGCCGAATGCGGCACCAGGCACTGGTCGAGTGGATCGATAGTTTATGAACTATTCTGATATTAGAGGCTTGGATAAATACGCCGACACTGAAATCGAAAAGCGGGTGCTTAAGGCCGTAAAGGAAAACCCAACCGTCGAGGCTGCTGCTGCCGCCCTGGGATACGCCAGCCCCAGGACGGTTTATTCCAGGCTGGCAAACATTCGCGCCAAAGCTAAGGCCGCCGGGTTCGATGCCTCAGAATTTGTTCCTGCCGGGCACACGGTACAGGGCCTTAGCACCTTGGTCCGGCTGCCAGAAGAAGATGGCAGTATCGCGTTGCAATGGGTAAAAACCAAAGCAGATGCCCAGCTCAAAGAGCGGCTGTTGGAAGAAGCTCGCCAGGCAATGGTGGAGAACCTGCCAAGGGCTAAACCAGTAAAATCGCCACGAGCTCAACCTGAAGAATTGTGCAACCTCTATATTTTAACTGACTACCATATAGGTATGCATGCATGGGGCGAGCAGACCGGGGCAGATTACGATTTAAAAATTGCTGAGGAGCTGCTGCTTAAATGGTTCACCTACGCCATCAAAAAATCGCCTCGATCAAACACTTGTGTGCTGGCCCAGCTCGGAGATTTTTTGCACTGGGACGGTATCTTGCCCGTTACCGTGCGTGGCGGGAACATTTTGGATGCCGACAACAGGTTCCAAAAAGTCGTGCGAATTGCCATACGGTTGCTGCGACAAATTGTCACTATGCTGTTAAA